GCTGTCGCGGTCCAGATGTATACCAATCGTAAATTGAATCCATGGCGGTCGGGCTCAAAGCATCTTGCTCTGAAACCGGATCATCTATGATCAACAGGTCAGCGCCACGACCAGTGATCGCACCACCTACACCAGCATAAAATGATTCACCGCCCTCATTAGTAGTCCATCGTCCCGCTGATTTGTTATCGGCCTCTAGTTTTAGTTTGGGGAATACAGACTGATACTCCTCTGAGTCGATGATGTTCCTAACCCGCCTACCAAACCGGACTGCGAGCTCTGCCGTGTGCGTTGATTGAATGATTTTGAGATTGCCACGCAACCCCATCATCCACGCAGGGAAATAAGTTGAGGCAAACTCAGACTTAGTATGCCTGGGAGGAAGACATACGATTAATCGTTTGAGTTTGCCTTGAGCTATTTTATTGAACTTCTCACCGATGATCTTGTGATGTCGCCCTTCAATAAAATCTGGCCACTGACTTTTGACAAAGGTAATAAAGTCAGACTGACACGACTCCTGTTTCTCTAGCTGGTTGTATTTATTGAGTAAGGCTATCGCTTCGTTTTTGTCTTGATCAGACAAAAGATCGAAGTCTTTTAAGGCTGGTTCAACCATTTTATTCTGGGTAGTCGCCCGTCCTTATCATGTTAGTCACAGTGATCGCTCTTTGACCGACCTGTTCACTCCATCGACTGTCCATAAACTCATCGGCGGCAACGTCCCACTGCTGTCGTGACATGGCGGTGATTGCTTTTACAAAACCGCGCAAACGGCTCAGACCGAGATTGAAACAAATATCAATCATGGCTGCTTGTCTCACATCGTCCAGATCTGCAAACCAAAAATAAGAGGCAGCTAATTCTTGCTTCACTCTCTCAATATCATTCATAAGAAGAATGTTTATTTCTTCGTCAGTCAATCCTAGTCCTGACTCTGATATGTTCCTGCCCACGCCTATAGTTTCGTATCCGGCAGTGCACACATAAACGTGATTACGAACACCCTCATGAAGCTTGAGCATTTTTACTAATCTTTCCATCAATTTTCTCTACTTACCTTCTTTACCTTTTCAAAAGATCGCATTGCACCCAATCCTAACATTCCCATCAAAACTGGCATCATGGTTTCTAATTCTATGAGGGGGATCGTATTTGTTGATCCGCTTAAATCTAAAACAAAGTTTGCCATAGGGATGAGAAGGAAGTTTGCCAGCATAGCCACGCCACATATCCAACCTATGAAGGGCCTCCACCCGGCCACGAATAAAGACTTGTGTGCGGCTTCGGTTTTGTTGACTTCTAACTGACCCTTTGCAAGTTCTTGAGCATGGCGTTCTGCCATGGTTGCAATCTCGTGCGCGAGGGCATTTTTCTGATCTTTATCCTCAATGACTTTATCGAGCAGCTTCGTAGCTGGCTCTAATAGAGATCCGAGTATGCTCATCGTTTCGCCATGTATGCTGTTGCGCCAAAATACAGACCAACTATTGATGCCTGGCTAAGAAACAACATGTCGCTGAGACTAGCTAAAGTGCTAAGTCGATCAGATGGGATAAAAGGAATAACAGGCAGAACAGCGAAAACGCACATACTCCCAATAGCAACCCAGGCCATTCTTCGTTGTGAGTCCGCTTTTTCCTCTTGGAGCTGTAGTTGTAACATCTCCTGATGTTTCGCCAATTCTTCATCTGTTACTGTCCCATCGCCGTCTGCATCATACTCTGCGTAACGAGATTTAGGCTCCAATTTTTTTGCGTTCATAGCGTTCTTCTTTCAACTCCTCCACCTGTTGCTGTAATTTAGAAACAGTTTCCTCCAGTAATTCTATCTTGAGATCTTGCCGACTGTCAGCCGGTAATGAACCAAGCTCTCCTCTTGGCCATTTGATTCTGAACTCGCTGTTGGCTTCCACATCGACTTGTTGTAGATCCATATCGTGTTCTAAAAAAGTGACTCTTTCAGTCAAACCAAAATACGCGAAAGACGCTACTGCTGTTGCCGCCAGTAAAGATATTAAATTAGCTAAGGGTATGCGTATTGCAGTGCCTTCGTTTAAATCAAGAGATTGGTTTTTTGCCATCTACACAGTTACCAATATTCTTTGACCACTGACTTTCGGTGTGGCCTCACTGAGTTGACCGTTTTTAAATACATAGGTTTTGGCATCGTAGAATGTTGTGACTACCTCACTCTTCCGATTGGTTTCTCGCGCTTGCATCCGATCCACTTCTATCTTTTGAATCTGGTGCTTTTGGTTAGGAGGTTGTGCGTTTACGCTGTTTGGGAATGGGGGTATGTCAGTCATCGTCTTTCTTTGTTCTCTTCGGATCTCTGAATATATATTTGCCTTTACCCGCCTCTGCTTGTGGTATTAGCCTTACCTCACAAAAACCATCAAACTTATTTGTTTTTTTACGCATCCAATTATGTTGATGAACACTTTGATGCACTAACGCATCTCTGTATTCTAAACATGAAGTGAGTTCTTGGAAATAAAGCTCTACGCCAGTTGGAACACCACCGGGAGTGAGGAGAACCAGAACAAAGATCATAAGAGTCATAATCTTCTCTTTTTGGTCATCGCTTGTGTTCTTTCAGCTTGAGGGGCAACCAGTTCCCATGTCAGAACATCTACATCTACCTGATGTGCTGTACCCAACACTCTCGGCATTGAGTTTCTGACATATATCATCGCCCCATAACCACACTGTCGATAATTAAATCTCAACCAATCCTTTGCGACTTGGTGTCGTTTAGTTGGTGGGTTTATGAGTTGTAGCTTGTTCCATTCTCTGAGATCGCAGAACAGATTAGGGTTTTCGGGATCGTAGTCTAGTCTTACTGTTTCTGAAGCATTATCTGAATCAGTTGCGCCAGCTTTTCGTCCGTCGCTTTCAGCGTCTCCTGCTGTTGACTCAGGCTGTCCACCACCGCTTTTATCTGCGTCTGATTGACTGCCGACAGTTGGCCGTTGGCTACTGCCTGTTCCGCTGTCTTTTTTACAGCTTGCTCAATCCTTTGAACTTCTGCGTCAGTCGCTTCTGCTCTGGCTTGCATAGAACCCCAAGCAATCGCGCCGGACAATGCTGCCGCTGCAATCGGCAACGCCCAAGTGGGAACCTTAATTGTATTCGCTTCACTCATATTAGACCCCCAAGTAAATAGGTATCAATAAACTTCCGATGAGTAGGATAATAACACTCCAACTCAATCGTTCAAGACGGTCAAACCGTTTAGATCCTTGCTCTAACCTCTCCTCAATGCGCTTATATCGCAGCGCACATTCTCTTTCATGAGTGTGGATCTCGTGCAAAGCTTTTTGGCCTTGATCTAGGTCCATGCCCATTGCTTTCGCAAGACCATCATCCATTACTTCTTTTTCTTAGGCGCTTTCTTCTGAAGTGTTTTTTCTATTTTGTTAGCCTGGGACGCATGGAGTTTACTGGCTCCACGCAACTCTTTAATTAGTTTTCTTTTTTGTGCGTCTGTAAGATCAGCCATCTGTGCTCTCCTCCACTACAGGTTTTTGTTCTTTGGCTTTGCCAATGTTAAGAGCTAAAGCCTCTAGGAATGGATAGACGTATCGCCCCATAAATTGATCGTCTTTTGGGGTAGGAGTAGCCGCACATACCGCAGACGCAACCGTGACTACCGTAGTAGCAATTGTGAGTATCTCCATTAGATCCATCATGTTTTTCTCCTACCACATCCAGGTCAACACCAAATAAGGCATCACCACCAGAACAGTTAACACTGTTCCGACTATCAGTGAGTTGCCTCTTCTTCCCAAGGCTTGCCCTGAGAAGTTTCAACCACTTCATCATCTTGTCTTGACGCTGCTTCTTCTAGTGCAGCGTTTACTTTAGAGCTGTAGTCTTTCAATAAAACTTGAGCCTCAGCCAACTGCTCTTGCAAATTAGGAATGAGATTTTGCAACTGACTAAGCCTTTGCATATTGCGCTGGGTTTGAAAACTCAACTGTGACATTGGGATCTTTTTATCGTTGAAGACGACTGTCGCTTCTTTTTGTTCTTCGCTCATTTATGCGCTCCAAGGTAGTCCATCTGATTGTGCAGCC